AATGAATGAAATAGAACTTTTAAACCAGTTAAACGAGGCAAGGATACTAAACTTAGCCCTAGTATCAACCGCAATACTAATGATTGTAATAGCTTTTTTTTCGTTGAGGTTCGCCGTAAGAAAGGAAACTTATTTCAATCTATTACGAGAGGATAAAGACCTACGGGAATATGTTCGCCAAAAGAACGACCCAAGGCTACAAGAGCAGATTTGGGAGGAGGTTTTCGGGAGTATGGAAACCGCTACACTTGAGTTAATGAAAAACCCCGATTTATTTCCGAATCCAATAGATAGCGAAATGATCCAACTAACTTATAAATACACAATTATTGAAAATGGAAAATAAGCTATTCGATATAGAACCTATAGAGGTCGAGAGATCGTTCCAGATTGACCACTACAAAGGAAATAGAGTTCTATTAAAAATTATGCGCCTAATGGAAAAGGACGGTATTTATAAAGTGGAACGTACCAAGAAAATGGACTTTTTTATACTTAGAATCAAAACAAAGGTAGACGAGTACAAAGCTCTGGAAAATCTAAAGTTTGAGATTATTTCGTATATTGCCGACCATTTCCCGAAAAACTATCTTTTCGATTTTTCGGGCTGCCCCCTTGGCTTTATTTATTCCTTTTGGATTAGAGGTACAGCGGGCGAAATAAAAGTCTACCACAGGATAAAGGAGATAAATAAAAACTCTCTAATGCCTGTTAAACAAATTAATATCTAAATCTATGAGCCAAGTTTCTTTATATCAAAATAACAGGGATACACAAGGTTTTGACCCCGTTAGTATTGAGGATATTTACAACGCAATTAAAAACGGAGATTGGGAAAAGTACGCCGAGCCAGTAAGAAAGGAGGAGTACGGCAGCGATAAACAAAAGTCTCTAAAAAATGGATTACCAGCCTTTACAATGAGCGGAGTTTTTCCCAAAGGGTCAAGGCTAAACGAAAGCATAGTCTCCCACTCTGGACGTATTGTAATAGATATAGACGGATTAAAGGACAGCGTACAGGACGTAAAAGAAACATTAAAAGACGATCCCTATAGCGAGAGCGTTTTCCTTAGTGTGAGCGGCAAGGGCTTGGCTGTAGTTGTGAAAATCGACGGACGTAAGCACGTTGATAGTTTCCTAGAGCTAGAAAAATACTATCTAAATAATTACGGTCTTAAAATAGATCAGTCTTGCAAGAACGTTGCACGTATCCGATACGTTACCAGCGATCCAGAGATTTATATAAATATGGAATCAAAGCTCTTTGAGCTTGAGCAACTGCAAATAGATTCTTTTATCCCAGACGATTACGAGATCAAAGAGCGTGCAAATTTCGACGAAAATAGTACGTACACAGTAGCCGACGAGATCGTAAAAAGATCGGTTAAAATGATCGAGACCGCAGTAAGAGGGCAAGTTCATGAGAATTTGATACGAGCCAGTAATCTTGCGGGCGGTTATATTGCTGGGGGACTTGTGGACGAGGAGCTAGTAAAATCCAAAATGTTAGCCGCTATTCTTTCTAAGCCAAAAAACAAGGGGCATAAATGGGAACTTAGCCAGATCGAGCAAGGTATCAAAAAAGGTAAGGAGCGACCGATCAAAGAGCTTTTAGTTAGCGACGAGAAAAAAGACCCTTGGGCTGGAAAGTCTCCCGAATACATACAGGCAATGAAAGATATTTTTGCCTTTGCCTCCTCTGTTAATCGTATGGGTAGAAAATATAGCCCGACCGATATAGAAAACAAGAGCCGAGAATTTGAACACATCGACGGTATTAATATGGTTGAGGTTGAGAAAGTTTTCAAGCGAGTAGCTGTACAGCAAAAAGATTATTTTAATTGGGATGAAAAGAGTAACGTAGAAAAAGTAGAAATACATATCCGTAAAAATTGGGAGTTGAGGTACAATATTGTACGTAATACTGTAGACTGCCGAGAGGTAGGAAAGCGAGATTTTAAGGAGCTTAAAATAGAAAACATCTACAGGAACTTGCAGCATAACCGTATAAAGTACACGTTATCCGATCTAAAGAATTTACTTAATTCGGACTTTATTAAGGAGTACGATCCTATCGACAATTATTTCAGCAACCTACCAGAGTGGGACGGTAAAGACCATATTACCGACCTAGCTAGGCATATCGTTGTAAAGAGACAGGACTATTTTAATTCTATGCTCAAGAAACATTTAGTAAGGTCGGTAAAGTGTGGGCTTGGCAAAGGAGTAAACCGTTTCCTTTTCACGATCGTAGGAGAGAAACAAAGTACAGGGAAAACCTATTTTTTACGCTGGCTCTGCCCGTTCGATACAGATTACTATACCGAGGCTTCAATTAATGCCAAGGACAAGGATACCAAGATCGCCGTAGCCCGTAATTTCTTTTACAACATCGACGAGCTGGCTAGCCTTAGAAAGAATGATATAGACAGCCTTAAATCTTTGATCTCCATAGACAAAATTAACGAGCGTTTGCCTTACGGTTCTAGTGCTGTTACAATGCGTAGACGTGCTAATTTTTTCGCCAGTACCAACAATACGCAATTTCTGGTAGATATTGAAAATACCCGTTGGTTAGTTTTTGATCTACAGAAAATAGACAGAGCCTACAGCAAAACAATGGACGTCGACCAAGTTTGGGCGCAAGCCTACCACTTGTTTAAAGACCCAGAGTTTAACGACCAGCTCACGCAAGAGGAGAGCGAAATACAGGCGGGAGAGAATAAAGGATTTAATTACCAAAGTCCAGAGGAGGAGGCTATAAAGATGCACTTTAAAGTATCGAACGCCGACGGCTCTTTTTACTCTACATTCGATATTATGGTACACCTTAACGAAATGTATCCAAAGGCAAGTTTTAGCTCCATAGGGATAGGTAGAGCTATGAAAAATATCGGATTTAAGGACGGACGCAAAGTAATTAACGGTAAAAAACAAAGAGGATTCTACGCCGAAATGATAAAGGGAAACTATTCGGACGATGCGGGAGATCAAAAAAATCTATTCGACGACGACGGAAAAAAGCCTTTTTAAACTATTTTTATTTAGACTAAATAAAGCAAAGACCGAATGACCACTTTTGTAGACCAGACGAAAAACGCTCGGAAGCCCCGCCGCCACTGGGCTAAGGACGAAAAAGACCAGAGACCAGATAGTTTTCAAAACTTCCCTAATTTAGATATTGCTATTATACTATACCAATAGTACTAATATTATATAAAAACTATATATATATCTGGTCATCTGGTCTTTAAGAGACTAAAGGGTTAAAGGACAGGGAGTTACAGAGACCTTTTAAGTAAAAATAAAGTGGTCTTAAAGTGGTCAAAGAGACCAAATAATAATTAAAACGTTTAAAATCAATAAGTTATGAATGACCAAAGCAAAAAAGTACCTACGGAGGCAAAAATACAAGCCGATTGTTTCACTTGGTTTAATAATACTTACCCTCATTTGAGAGGATTACTATACCACGTACCCAATGGCGAAAAACGTGATCCTATTACAGCTAATAAACTCAAGGCTATGGGAGTGGTTGCGGGAATACCCGATATAGTATTCCATTACAGAGCTAGAACCTATTTTTTTGAGTTCAAGGCTAACGAGAAAGAAAAACCCTCTAAGGCACAAGTAAGAATACACAAGGCTTTAGACGAGCAAAGGTTTACCGTGTGGCTAGTACATAACTTTGAGACATTCGAGTATTTAATAGATTGCATACTCAATGATACAAGCCAGCAATACACGCACGGGCTTACAAAAGAGGACTATTACTATAAACACAAAATTTTTGATTATCTTTACAGCCTACCAGACGCTCAAGTCGTGAAAGTTCTCGACGTGTGCGAGGAGGAGACTAAGCCGAGATTTATAAATCATATATCTACTTTCATAGTAGAGGGATTCGATAAACTGGCGGGCTTTGAATTGCTGTTTACACCAGACTACAAAGCCTTTTATAAAAAAGTTAAAGGCTCTACTAAAGAGCCAATGTATAACGGAAAAACTACAGTATAATGGCTAAGAGAAAAGTAGGCAGACCGAAAGCTATAGAAAGCCCAGAGAAAATGCTAGAGTACTTTAAAAAGTACTGCGTAGACACTAAGAACGACCCAATTCTAAAAACAGATTTTAAGGGTAAAGATGCGGAAAAGGTACACTATGATTTAGAAAAACCTTTAACTTGGATCGGTTTCGATGTGTGGTTATTTAAAAATGATATTGTCGCTCATTGTGAAGATTATAGGCAAAATAAAGACGATCGTTACAAAGAATTTGCGGGTGTCATACGCACGATAGGGCAAGTAATTGAGACCAAGAGCGAGGTAACGATCAAAGAGACAAAAATAGGATTCGATTAATAATTAAAACTTTAACAAATGGCTGCGACGAAAAAAAAGCAATTCAGTATTAAAAAGCAAGGCGTACATTTCGAGCTTTTGCTAGACGACAAGCTCGAAATAAAGAACAAACGTTCAAAGTATTTATTTAGCTCAAGAGGGGCGGCTAAACGTTACTTTATGGAGATTATAAAGCCCCAAATTAGAAACCGTGCATAATGAACTACGACGAGGAGCAAACAGACGAGCGAATGAAAGCCGTAGGACAAAACGGTAATACTGGCGAACACTACGACGCCGTAAACCACCCGAAACACTACACTAGCCACCCAAGCGGGGTCGAGTGTATTCAAGTTACCGAGTGTATGGGTTTTAATCTTGGCAATGCCGTTAAATACATTTGGCGAGCCGACTTGAAAAACGACGCCGTAGAGGACTTAAAAAAAGCCGCTTGGTACATTAATCGAGAATTAAAAAGACGTGAAAAATGAACCCAAACACAGGAACGAACGAAAGCGGGCAAGTTATCTGCAAGCGTGGTGCAACGTGCAAGCACAATTTAGACGGGCTTTGTACGATCGTAAAACCAAGGATCGACAAAAGACAGGCGTACGCCAGTTGCTTAGACCACGAGAATAAAGTCGTATAATTTTACTATATTTACGACCTACAGTTTTTAATTAATTAAAATATTCGTTATGAATTTTACATTTAAAAAGCCCGACGGCTCAAAGGTCGATATTGAAGCGTCAAGCATAGAGGGCGCAAAAAAGAAATTCGACGCTAAATACGGCGTAAAAGAAACTAAGAAAGACAAGAAAAAGGCGGAGTAAATGGCTAGAGCGGAGAGGTTACTTTTTTCGATTAAGTTGTTTAATCCCAACTTTTACCACTTGTTAACAGAAATGCGGAACGCCGAAAGGCGTTTCCTTTTTGCTTACGGTGGCTCGTCGTCGGCTAAATCCTACTCGATAGCTCAAGCTATTATAATATTTTGTTGTCTCATAGAGGGCAGCGATACGCTTGTTTTTCGTAAGGTTTCCAATACCATAGAGAAAACAATATTTAAAGATTTCAAGACGATAATTAAATCCCTAGGACTAGAGGATTATTTCGAGATACAGAGGCTACGTATAAAATGCTACAACGGCAGCGTAATAGATTTTAGCGGTATCGACGACCCCGAAAAGATCAAAGGTATAAGCGCATACAAGAGGGTATTTCTTGAGGAGGTTTCGGAGTTTGATTTCGCAGATTTTAAACAAGTCCGTAAACGTCTTAGAGGTATGAGCGGACAACAAATAATAGCCGCATTTAACCCGATCGATATAGACCATTGGCTCAAAGTGGACGTATTCGACAAGCAAGTCGAGAACCGTATCGACGTAGAGCTAGAACCTCAACAAAAGCAATATTTAGCCAAGCAATTAGGAGACCTCGGTATAGAGAGCTGCGAGAGTGCTATTACTGAAAAATGGGAGGGCGATAACGTGGTCGTAGACGGCATAACGTATCCGCCTAACTTCGTGGTAATGAAGTCCACGTACAAAAACAATTTTTGGGTAAACGGCTCGCCTTGTGGTACGTTTGGATACTACGACGTCCAGACTATTGCGGATTTTGAACACGATCGAGTAAACGATTTCGATTTCTACAATATCTACGCTCTGGGTAACTGGGGTAAATTGAACAAAGGAGGAGAATTTTACAAGTCGTTCCGTACAGCTAAACATACCGCCAAAGTATCATACGACCCAAACCGTAGCCTACACCTAACTTTTGACGAGAACGTTAACCCGTATATGACTTTGGATATACACCAAGGCGAGGGTAATCGTGTGGAGCAGATCGACGAGATATGCCTACCAGACCCACGTAACACCCTAGGCGAAACGCTCAAGGAATTTAAACTCAAATATCCGCCAAATGGTAATACGGTTTATATCTACGGCGACGCCACGAGTAAAAAGGCAGACGTTAAGCTAGAGAAAGGCAAGAACTTTTATACCCTCATAGAAAACGATCTCCGAGCGTCTGGATACAATACCGTTAATCGTGTAGCAATGAGTAACCCTAACGTAGAGGTTCGGGGTAACTGGATAAACAAAGTTTTAGCCGAGGGATTAGACGGAATAGAGATAATTATAGGCGATCATTGTACGAAAACTATCTCCGACTACAGTTATTTGAAAACTGCGTCCGACGGAACGAAACACAAGGAAAAAGTTAAGCACCCAGTAACCAAAGTATCATACGAGAAATACGGGCATAATACCGACGCAAACGACTATTTTTATTGCGTTTATTTCGCTAATTCTTTCGAGAGATATTGTAATCCTCAAGGCACAAACCGCCCAACTTTGAGAAAAAAGAGGGTTAAAAAAGGATATTAAGCTAATATTTCGTAATTTGCGCTTAAAATTTGTATAAAATGATCTATTTCACTAAAGAGGACTTTCTAGCCCGTATAAAGGCGTCCAACTTAGAAACCATTACCGAGGGCGACGATTCTTTACTAACGGATCACGAGCTAGACGCTGTACACGAGGTAAGCTCTTACTTGGCTCATAATTACGATACTGGGGCTATTTTTATGCCGTTAGAGACGCCAGATTTTAAGCTAAACCCGACTATCAAACGTATGACTATCGATATAGCTCTGTACAATTTGCACAATAGCCGAGTTAATCCTCGAAACATTCCCGAAAACATCGTCCAGAAACGAGACGACGCTATAAAATGGCTACGAGACGTAGCGAACCCTAGAACCCAAACCGTAGCCGATTTCTTGCCAAAGCGTGAGTTTGGAGAGCGACGAAATAACGCTATATCTTGGGGCAGTAAAGAAAAACGACAAAACAGTTACTAAAATGAAAATATTCGGCTACAACATAAGCAAGCAAAGCCCGCCAGTTCAAAAGACAGCTAACAGAATCACACACGAGGACGTAAAAGACAAGTCTAAGAAAAAGGCACGCAAAGCAATGGCTAAAATAAAACGCCAGACGCTAACACGTCAACGTATAGAAATTACACGTTGGAAAAACGCAAGGGTTTACGCAGAATCTCAAATAAACCCGAATAATACGGAGCTTATTCGTGTATTTAGGGATATTGAGATCGACGCACACCTCTGGGCTTTGATGCAAACTATTAGGCTCAAGGTAATGGCTAACGCCTTTAACTTGTATAATGATAGCGACGAGATCGACGACGAAGCTACCGAGAAATTTCGCCGAAAATGGTTTCGTAACATCATAAAGCATACTGTAGATAGCGAGTTCTACGGTTTTAGTCTTGTCCAGTTGTGCGATATAGTGGGCGGTTGCTTTACAGACGCCGAGCTAGTGCCTAGAGAATACGTAATACAACAAAAACACGGAGTAAAAAAGAGCCTTGGTAATAGCAAGGATTTAATACCATTCAACAAAGGCGAGTTTCGTAACTGGCTCGTACCTATTGGAGAGTGTGATAACTTAGGATTGCTCGATAAAGCCGCACCGCTCGTAATTAAAAAAAAGGAGGTTATTAGTGCTTGGAGTGAGGCGGCGGAGCTTTTCGGTATTCCATTTCGTTGGATCAAAACAAACATACAGGAGGACGCCAAAAAAGAGAACGCCGAGGATATGCTCGAAAATATGGGCGAGGCTGGTTGGGGTGTCTTTGGACACGAGGACGAGTTCGGTATAACCGACGCAAATAAGAGCGATTTCTCGAATATGTACGACAAGTTTATCGAGAGAGTTAACTCGGAGCTTTCTAAGCTCATATTATTGCAGACGGGTACTACAGACGAAAAAACACACGTAGGATCGGCTAACGTAATGGAAAACGTACTCAAGGACGTAATAGAGGCTTATATTATCAAAGTCGAGGACGTTACAAACGAGATTATAATACCTCTAGGTATTAGACACGGTATTTTTAAGATCGGTACGTACATAAAAGCGGACAACGAGCAAAAAGTAACACCAAAGGAGCATTTCGATATGGTTAAGGAGTTGCTCAAATCTTACAAGATACCAGAGGAGTGGATAAACGAAACTTTCGACGTCCCAGTAGAGGAGAAAGAAACGCCAGACCCTTTGCAACAAGAAATAGATACACTAAAAGACCCAGACGCAGAGCCTACCTCGGTTATGAAAGCCGTTAACAAGCTGTATGAGGGGTATTTAAAAAGCTGCTGCTAATGGATAATTTTTTAAATTGGACGGACGAGCGTATAGAGGACTTGGTTAACCGTGTTTACAATGGGGTTGTATCACGGGACGCACTTCCTCAAGACCTCTATAACGCTATCGTCGAAAAAATGATCGACGCAGTTATAGAGGGATTCGGAGACGCAGACGACGCCATATTCGACCGATTTACGGACAATATGCAAAATTTTTCGTTTGCTAAGACGTTCCAGCAAGTCAACGATATGGAAAACTTTATCTTTGGGGACGACGGTAACGTCCGCCCTTTCTCTGCATTCAAAAAGAACGCCGAGGAGATATTCGAGATTTATAACGGGGCTTGGTTAGAGACCGAGTACAATACTGCCGTATCTATAACGCAGTCCGCAGCGGGCTGGGTAGATATTGAGAGGGACAAAGAGGATTTACCTCTATTGCAGTACCAGACAGTAGGCGACGAAAGGGTAAGGCAGTCGCATAGAGAATTAGATAATATTATCCGACCAGTAGACGACCCTTTTTGGGACGAGTTTTACCCTCCTAACGATTGGAATTGCCGTTGCATTGTTTTACAGCTAGAGGAGGGCGAGGTAACGGATATATCAAATACAGAATTTGGGAGCGTGTCGGATTTATTCAAACAGAACGCAGCCAAGGACGGTAAAATATTCAACGAGGAGACGCACCCGTATTTTAATGGATTAGGAGATCGACGTAATGAGTTTTAGATTTAAGAAAAAGATAAAAGCGTTTAAAAAAATGAAAGGATCGCTACCCAGACAAGTGGGAAACATAGCGAAAAATCACTATTTAAAGGCTTTCCGAGACCAAGGTTTTACAGACGACCGTTTAAACCCTTGGAAGCGCAGAAAACGCCCCAGCTCGTCAGATCGACGAAATAGAGGGCGTAGAGCTATCTTAGTCAATAGAGGTCATTTAAAACGCTCTATTCGTGTCGGTGCTGCATCTTTTGATAGGGTAGAGGTCGGCTCTTATGGTATCAAATACGCTAAATTCCATAACAAAGGAGAGGGAAAGCTACCAGAACGTAAGTTCGTCGGTGCGTCCAAGGTTATGAATGAGCAAATACGACGTAAAATAAGGAGAGAAATAAAAAACATACTCAAATGAGCGCAAAAAAAGAACTATACAGAGCTATACGAGAGATTATACTAAATAAGACGGCTGTAAAACATTGTCGTCTGTATAATTCCCAGTTTGATAATATGGAGCAAGAGGATACGTTCCTATTTCCTTGTGCTTTCGTAGAGTTTGCACAACTAGACTACGTTACTAAGTCCGAGGGACTACAGGAGGCGGAGGCTAGAATAAGGATACACGTAGGATTTGAGAGCTTGGAGACCGAGGAGCTGGATATACTGGATTTAATGGAGGATTTACACGCAGAATTGCAAGGCTTTAATGTAACCGATCTATTTACGCCTCTGGATCGTGTTTTCGAGGGTCAAGACGTTAACCACGATAACGTAATCGTCTGGCTAATGGACTACGAGACACTTTTAACCGATTTATCGGGACACCGAAATAATAAATTGGTCAAGACTAAAATAGACGAGCTATGCGTAGATGTAGACACCTCAACGGAAGCCAGTAAGCCAAGATTAGGTAGATTATAAAAGAAAAGACCCACATTTCTGCGGGTCTCTCTCTGAAAATAAAATTTGACAAAATTCTAAACATCATACCGAGGCAAAGATATAGGAAACGTCTTATTAAAAAAAATCTAAATTGTGCGTTTCGTCGAAAACTTCGGGTTTGGTCTCTTTTTTTTACTTTTTCTCGTGTTTCTGTACATTTTAACAGGCTCGTAGTAATAAGACAAGCCTGTTATAATATTGTACTCGAATTTAAGCATTAATTAAGGCTATTTTTTAAATCCTTAATCATATACTCGTTGGCTCTCGCCTCGATCTCTATTTCCCTAGCCGTAGCTTTTCCAAGGTCTAATTTCGGCGCATTTCCTTTGATTAGAAAGCTAGGATTTGCTTTTATAGCGTTGGCTACCGAATCGCTATTCCTTTCTATTGTGAAACTGTTAGGCGTCCACTTGACGCACATAATTAACTGCTCTACCTCCTTTTTTCCTTTGGGAATTACCAAAGAGTAAGCCTCTCCGACGAATCTCGGATCGCTTTCCGACGCTTTAGTAGTACGTACTAGCTTTGCCTTGCCGTCTACTAAATCTTGTTGCGTAAATCCGTGCCTTTCGATCTCGATTTTTAACTGGTTGTTAACTGCCGATACTGCCCGTTTCGCTAAATCTACAGCTAATTGCTGCGTAGTGTTTTCTTGGCTCATAATTAAGATTTTTTAGAAAAGTCTTTCCAGATTGTCGATTCGCTTAGAAATAACTCTCTAGCCAGACGTTTAGCGCACATTTCCGCAGTTTCGGACTTGTGGCGGCTATTCATTTGTCTTTTGATGTAATCCGCTCTTTTTTCGACGATTTTTGGGTCTTTTCTCATATTAGTTTACTGTAAAGACGAAATTAATATTTTTTTTAGTATAAAACAAACAAATAAAACTATTAATATTGTCCCTATGAAAGACTTGAAATGCTTTAACAAGGTAACGAACAGCAACGGCAAGACCGTGGCTACCGTGTACCTATACGACGAGATCGGATTCGACGGCATTACGGCGGCTAACTTTTCCAAAGAACTAAAGGAGATAAATCCCGACGTTTTGAATGTTAGAATAAACTCTATAGGAGGTAGCGTAATAGACGGTTTCGGCATATTCAGTATGCTAACAGATTTCAAGAAAAAAGGCGGAGAGCTTAATACTTTTAACGACGGTCTGGCGGCTAGTACTGCGGGCTTTCTTTTAGTTTCAGCTAATCCCGAAAACATTCACTCGAAAGACTATGCTCTCTTAATGATCCACGGCACTAGCTTTGATACGATCGAGAACACTTTCCAGAATGCAATACTAAAAATATTTAAGGAGCGTACAGGGATGGACGTATCCAATTTAATGAATAACGGTAAAGATAATTTCTTTACTGCAAAAGAGGCGGCGGATTTTGGATTCTTTCCGCATAGCAATATTGAAAAAACGGGCGTTGAGGTCGGTATGCCCGAAAATTTGAATCTTTTAGAGGTTGCAAATAAATTTAAAAATATCGACAATTCTAATAATTTTAAACCTTTAAAGATGAAAAAAGTAATTGCTTTATTGAGTTTGCAAGAGGGGGCTAGCGAGGAGATCGTAGCCAATGCGGTAAAAAATGCACTAGACAAAGCGTCTACAGCCGAAAACTCTCTTACGGAGGCTCAAAACAAGATTACAGAGAAAGACGCAAAAATACAAGAGTTGCAAACTCAAGTTACTGCGTCTAACAAAGCGGTAGCTACTTCCTTAGTAGAAAACGCTATCAAAGACGGAAAATTCGCTCCTAAAGACGAAGCGGAGAAAACTAAACTTGTAGAACAGGCGTTAAAAGACGTTGAGGGCTTCAAAAATATGGTTTCTCTAATGCCTACTAAGGCGGCTAACATCTTAGACGGAACTCAAGCGGGTAACGAGGGTACTAGCACGATCTTAGAGCGTGTAAAAAACCGTACTTTCAGACAGTTAGAGCGTGAGGATTCGGCTTTACTTGCAGAGATCAAAAACTCGGCTAAAGCGGAATACGCAAAACTGTATAACGAGCAGTATAAGACTAATAAGACCGAGGCGGATTTTTAATTCGTATCAAAGGTAATTGTTTAATTTTTAATACATTCAAGAAATGGCTTTACAAACCGAAGTTTGGATACAGGATATACAAGAAACATTATTCTTTGAGAATGAGTTCTTAAATCTCGCTGTAGATCACTCCGCTTACATTGTGAACTCTGTAGTACACATTCCGCAAGCTGGAAATAAACCAAACGTAGTTAAGAACCGTACCGAGTTGGTAGCGGACTTACAACAAAGAACAGACACCGAAATTACTTACGGTGTGGACAACTACACTACCGATCCTTTCCTAGTGAAAGATTTCGAGAACCTACAAATTAGCTACGAGAAACGTATGTCGATTATGGGTCAGCACATTGCAACCCTTGGGGACACTATCGCAGAAAACACGTTACAGAAATGGGCGGTTAGCGGTTCTACTACCCACGTATTACGTACTACTGGCGACGCTCAAGGCGAGGAGGTTCTACCTAACGCTACGGCTACAGGGACTAGAAACCTTTTAACAAAGAAAGATTTCGCTAGAGCTGCGGCTATTATGGACTTGGACAAAGTGCCAAAACAGGGACGTTTTGCGATTGTACCTACAGCGATGTACTACAATTTATTTACGGACGCCGAGCTAGTGGCTAACCGTGCTAGATTAAGCGAGGACTTAATCAAAACGGGAGTAGTTGGAGATATTCACGGCTTCAAAATTATTTACCGTGGAACTGTAGTTCGTTATACGAACGCAGCGGCAAACAACTTGAGAACACCAGCACCAGCAACAGGAGTAATTGCCGACGCTGCGACGGATTGCGCTGGTACAATTTGCTTTAGCAGATTCGCAACCACTCAAGCGATAGGCGAGATTATGGTTTACTTAAACGAGGGCGAGGCTCGCTCTTATGGCGATATTATGTCGGCAGAGGTTAACCACGGTGCGCACTATATGAGAGATAATAATTTCGGGCGTGTGTGTATCGCTCAAGGTTACGTAGCTCCATAAGGCTATAATTTAGATTTTTAGTTTAATCGTGAAAGGCTCGGCTCGTGTGGGTCGAGCCTTTTTTAAATACAAATAAAGATGAACGATATTATATTCGTCAGAGGACGAGGAGGTCTAGGTAGAGCTTTAGCGGGTAAGGATCACGTAAGCGGCTTAGTTATCGAAATGGCAGCGGCTAATATACCCGCTCCACTCGTAGCGGCTGGACTGTTTACTACTCTTTTCAGCGTTCAAGACGCCGAGGACTTAGGGATCGAGTATTCCGAGAATACCGACAACCTAGAATTAGATACATTACGTTACCATATCGAGAATATTTTCGAGGTAAACGAAAAAGCTATAGTACATTTAGCTATAGCGGATACCGCAGACGGTAAAACGTTAGTTACTGAATTGGAAACAATGCAGAATAAGGCTAACGGAGAGGTTCGCCAAGCTCTTTTAGTAGCTCCAAACAAAGACTTTGCCGTAGGGGATTTAGCTCCTTTACAGGCTGTTTGTGATGTTTTGGAGGCAGAACACAAGCCGTTAAGCGTTGTTTACTCTCCTAACTTTATAGGCGTTGCCCTTGGCGACGTTGATTTAAGAGACCAAGACAATAAAAACGTGTCGGTTATTGCTGGTATGGACGGTAACGGTAAAGGTAACGAGCTTGCTCTTGCTTATAGTAAAACGGTTTCGGCTGGTGGTACTGTAATCGGGGTTTTAAGCGATGCTAAAGTACACGAAAATATTGCTTGGGTTGGTAAATTCAACTTGAATAAAAACTCGACAAACGAGTACGACGTTTTGAAGCTGGCAGACGGGAGGCTATTCGCCGAGGTTTCAAAATCGGAGATTGACGCACTAAGCGACAAGGGTTATATTTTCTTAATCAAACATATCGGACGCTCTGGGAGCTATTTTAACGATTCTCATACAGCTATTAGCGAGAGTTCCGACTATGCTTACCTTGAGAACAATAGAACCATAGACAAGGCAGTAAGAGGCTGTAGAGAGTTCTTACTACCGTCGTTAAACTCTCCTCTTTATGTAAATGAGGACGGAACTTTAACGGAGGATACGATCGCCTCGTTTAAGAACGACGCCGAGCGTGCGCTTGAGGAGATGCAAAGACGTGGAGAGGTTTCGGCTTTCTCTGTAGTCATTGATCCAGACCAAGACGTTTTAAGTACGTCTAAACTAACGATTACGATTAAAATTGTACCCGTTGGAGTAGCCCGTAACATTGTAGTAAATATCGGTTTTGCGGTAAGTGTAGCCTAATTATTAATTTTTAAAACAAAATATTATGATACCATTAATTAACGGCAGAGCTTACGATTTTACTCAAATTTTAGTAAAGATACTCGGCGCACCTGTAGCGTCGGTATCTGCTATCTCTTATACAGAGGAGCAAGCTAAAGAGAATAATTTCGGAGCTGGTAGCCGACCAGTATCCAGAGGACAGGGAGCTATCAACGCTAGTGCCTCGGTAACTATGAGTATGAACGACGTCGAAGCTATTCGAGACGTAGCTCTAAACGGGTCTTTACTCGCTATTGAGCCTTTCGATATAGAGGTGTCTTACTTGAACTCTCAAAAAGTCGTTACTCATATCTTAAAAAATTGTGAGTTTACAGACGACGGGGTAGAGGCTTCACAGGACGACAAGGATATAAGTCGTAGTTTCAACTTAGTAGTATCTCATATAAAATATAGATAATATCAATAAAATTTGTATTTTAGCAGAAATTAAACTAAAATTTTTAAATTTCTGCATTATGAGTAAAGATATTCGTTACGAATTGGAAGTCGGAGGAGCTAAAGGTTATTTAGCTCCTTTGACGTTTCCAGTAGCGGAGGCAGCACTCGGAAATAAAATACTACCTTTTCCGAAATTGCTTACC